ATTAGCTAACACCATGGGTCAGGACGTTCGTCGGAATCTCGACAGCGACGATCACAAGCGCGTGTTCCCCGTCTCGGCTACACCGAGGGGTAAGCTCGATGAAAACAAGATCGGTTCGTTCTCATCGCCGGGCGGCCGCGGCAGTTATGTGAGTGTCGGTATCGGCCAGGGGCTGACCGGCAAATCGGTAGACATCGGGATTATCGACGATCCGACCAAGGACGCGAGCGAGGCTCTGAGCGAGACCGTCAAGGAAACGCACTGGAACTGGTACCAGTCCGTCTTCCTCACCCGTATGTCGCAGAACTCGGGCCAGATCATCATGGCCACTGCCTGGGCGCTCGACGATCTCCCAGGACGCATCCTCGCGCAATATGCGGGCGATCCTCGCCTAAAGCACCTTCAGTTCCCTGCCATTAATCGACCTGGGGAAGTTGGTTACAACCCTGAGATGAAGGAAGGGGCGCTGGTCCCTGAGCTTCATAGCGAAGACAAGCTGCGCGAGATGCAGCACCTCATGAGCGCTCATTGGTGGTCTGCGATGTACCAGCAGTCCCCGCGCGCGCTGGGTGGCAACGTCTTCAAGGACGAATGGATCAAGTATTACGAATCGGCCGGCCCGCGGGCGCTGCCAAAGAAATTCGACAAGGTTCTTGCGTCATGGGATTGTACGTTCAAGGATACGGACGGGACAGACTTTGTGGTCGGGCAGGTCTGGGGCAAAGCGGGCCCCGATGCCTATCTGCTCGATCAAGTGCGTGCGCGGATGAGTTTCACGGCTACAGTGGATGCGGCAATAAAGCTACACGAAAAGTGGCCCAACGCCCGGGAAACATTGATCGAAGACAAGGCAAACGGACCGGCAGTAATCGACGTTCTCAAGAAGCACGTTCCCGGTTTGATCCCTATCGAGCCTGACGGATCGAAGCTCGCGCGCGCCCACGCAACGACAAGCTACTGGGAATCGGGTAACGTATACTTGCCACACGAGCAAATTTGTGCTTGGGTGAAACCTTTCGTTGCCGAGATTACCGTCTTCCCCGCCGCGAAAAACGACGATCAGGTTGACGCCATGACCCAGGCTTTACGTCGCTTGTTCCCCGCCGTGGGGCCATTGAAAATCAACCGCGCTATAATCGATTTAATTGCGGGAGGAGCGGCGAGGCGATGAAAGCGTTGTTACGAAAACTTTGGGCACTTTTTCTTACTCCCGTTGGGCCCCCAACGCCCGCGGTTGCGCCGAAGCGCGCGAAGTCTCATCTTCGTGAGGCGCTCGCTAGGATCGGCCAGAACGACGCAGCTTCGCAGAAATACAACTACGAATTCAAGCCCGTCGAGTTACTGCCGAACGTGCTGCCGCCCACGGTGAATAAGGCCCCCGCGCAGCTCGCCATGGATGACGCCATTGGCTCGGCGTTCTTCGGCGGATACGGCTATGCGAATTTTGCAGGTTTCCCCGGCTATCAGTACCTCTCGACGCTCGCGACGCGCGCCGAGTACCGTGCGATGGCACAGGGTTTGTCTACCGAGCTGACACGCGAAGGTATCACGATCGCGAGCACTGACACGGCCGGCGAGGACACTAAGACAAAGGTCACCGAGCTAACCAAGAAAATCAAGGATATCGGTCTCATGGAGCTTATCCAACGAGCATGTGAGCACGATTGTTTCTTCGGGCGCGCTCAGATCCTGATCAAGATCAAAGGGCAGAAACTTGATACACCATTGATTCTCAGCCCCAAGACGATCCCACTCAATAGTTTCGAGAGCATCCGCACAGTGGAAGCGATCTGGACTACCCCTGCGACCTACGATGCGCTCGATCCTGGCAATCCTTGGTTTTATCGGCCGCCGTTCTGGTACATGATCGGCCAGAAGGTACACGCTACCCGTCTGCTGACTGTCATCACACGGCCGTTACCTGACATGCTCAAGGCCGCTTACAACTTCGGCGGGATCTCTCTGTCACAGCTCGCTGAGCCGGTAGTTGACAATTGGTTACGTACTCGTCAGGCTGTTGCCGATCTGATTAACAATTTCTCGATCATCTCGCTCGCTACGAACATGAGTGTTGTGATGTCGGGCGGTGAAGACAGCGAAGACGCAGCGCAAGATCTCGTCAATCGCATGGCGCTCTTTACTCAGACGCGCTCTAACCGCGGGCTGATGGTTACGGACAAAGACACCGAGGAGATGCAACAGCTCGCCGTACCGTTAGGTACGCTTGATTCCCTGCAGACTCAGGCGCTCGAACTCCTCTGTGTGGTCAGTCACGAGCCGGCCGAGGTGCTTACTGGCGTGACGCCGAACGGGCTGAACGCTTCGAGCGAAGGTGCAATGAAGCTTTGGGGTAACTGGGTGGCCGCGCAGCAATCGGCGTTCTGGTCGCTTCCTGTCGATACGATCCTGAAGGTACTGCAGCTCAGCATGTATGGATCGATCGATCCTGACATCACCTGGGAGTGGAACCCGCTATTCCAGATGACGCCGAAGGAAGAGAGTGAGATTCGTACGGCCGATGCGAACACCGCGCAGGTTTACGTTGGGATCGGCGCGGTGGACAACCTCGAAGTGCGTGAGAAGCTCGCTCGTGACCCGAAGAGCGGCTATCAGGGTTTGGATCTGAACAAGGTAATCGAAGCGCCCGACGACGGGCAAGATGACGAAGGGGAAGACGATGAAAAAGATTCTGATTAGATGGGCGTTGTTTGCCGCGATTCTGACTACTGGCGCTCATGCGCAGATCCCCGTGCGCGGGAGCACAGGGCAGTTCGGTAGCGTCGTTGCGGGCGCGAACGGCCTTGGGCTTGCACCTTGGAACAACGAGGGCTTTACGCAGGGTTCTTGGATGTCGTTCAACAACGCAGGCGGATCGAACGGCGAGACCGATTTCATCAACTATCATCCCGCTTTAACGGGTGGCTTCAAATGGTACTCCACTACGAGTAGCCTGGGAGGTTCTATCATGAGCCTCGATAACCTCGGCAACCTAACAGCCACCTCGTTCATCGGTCCGCTAACTGGCAATGTGACTGGAAATCTGAGCGGTAATGCTGTAGGCGGCCTCGGGCAATTTGGTTCGTTGGTGGTAGCTTGTAACGGCTGCGGAGTGGCAGGAGCTTGGACGCCCGGGTCGTTCACTTCCGGATTTTGGCTCGCCAAAGGTAATAAGGGCGGATCGAACGTCGAAACGGATTTCATCAATTACAGTACGACAGGAACGCGAGGTTTTAGTTGGTATAGCACCGCCAGCGGAACGCTCGGTTCTACGTTGATGAACCTCGATGCGTCTGGCAACTTGACGGCCAATTCTTTTATCGGCCCCTCGACAGGGATCAGCGGTACGCTCGCTCAATGCCCTAACGGCGCGACGGGTATCGACAATAGCGGCAATGCGATTTGTATTAGCGCTACTTATCAGGTTTTAGCGATCAACATTACATCGGGGATATGCACTACAGGATCGGGGCCTTATCAAACTTGTGCATCGACCTTTTTCCTTTCTCCAGATGGAACTTCCACGGGGGCCGTTACGTTTTCTAGCGCGCCCTCTGTTGCATGCTCGTCAGGTATAGGTCAGGGCACAAATGCAGTTTTGGGCGGAGTTTACGTGAGCAATATAAGCACCACTCAATTTATCGTGACCTTGCAAAACACGGGCACTTCGGGTGGAGAAGGTGCAACCAGTTCGGCCGAAATTCATTGTGTAGCAGCTCACAATTAACCCTGTGAAACTCAAACGACCCATCGCGCGTTCGGTTCAGGCTAATCGCGGACTCGAAGCTCGTTACGCTCATCAGATCCTTGCGCTCGTTGAGGAGATGACCGCGGACGTCGAGGAACAGACGCGCGCGCGTTACAAGAGCCACCCTCCGGTGCTCGCGCTCGATACGAACCCTGTCAATGCAGCGAAGAAAGAACTGCGTGCGCTGTCCAAGCGATGGCAGACACGCTTTGACGAACAGGCTCCGAAGATCGCGGGCGCTTACCTCAAGGCTCAGTTCAAAGCGTCAGATCGCGCGTTCGCTCAGTCGCTTAAGGACTCGGGTTGGGCCGTCAAATTTCAGATGACACCAGCAGTAAAGGAAGCATTTACCGCAAAGCTCGCAGAAAACGTAAGTCTCATCAAATCCATTTCGGAGAAATACCTCCAACAGGTCGAAGGTGCAGTGATGCGCAGCTACAGCGCAGGGCGCGACCTTCAGCATCTGACGAACAGTATCCAACGGATCTCCAAACAACCTAAGAAGCGTGCAGCCTTCATAGCGTTGGATCAGAGCAACAAAGCGAACGCTGTTGTCGTCTCTGCGCGCCAGGTCGAGTTGGGTATAAAGCAGGCTGTGTGGATGCACAGCTCTGCCGGCAAGACGCCGCGGCCCACGCACGTAGCGATGAACGGCAAGCGCTATGACGTTGCGGTCGGAATGTACGATCCAGCAGTCAAGCGGTGGATCTTCCCAGGCGAGGAACCTGGCTGCCGATGCACGTCAAGGTCAATATTCCCTTTCGCGTTACCTTCCTAGTTGCAGACGCGGTTACTTCGGTGCTACCATTCCCGTATTGTGCCGATAGTAGAATGCACCTTACCATCAGGTGGTAAGGGCTTTAAGTGGGGCAGCTCGGGCAAATGCTACGCCGATCGCGGAGACGCAGAGAAGCAAGCGGCAGCCGCGCACGCTAACGGATACGTCGGAGACATCGAACTCGCCAGAGACGCTACGGCCCGCAGCTACGACAGCGACGGCCATCTTCGAATCAGCCTCTCTCACATCTCCAAGGCGACTGTCAACCCCTATTACGGGCAAGAAATCCCTGGCTATGAGAAGCTTGGCCTAGATGCCTACAAGATTTATTACATGTTCCGCGACCCGATCGAGCTGGCGCGCGCAGCTTCGACTTTTGCCGGAAAACCCATTTTGTCTCGTCACGTGCCGATCAGCGCAACCGAACATCGGCCCGATTTAGTAGTGGGGGCGATTGGCTCGAACGTTGAGTTTAACGACCCTTATTTGGACGCCGATTTAAGTTTTTGGGATGCCAACGCTATCGCCGGGATCGAATCTGATGCCGTTCGAGAGCTATCGTGTGCATACCGTTACACGCCTGACATGACTCCCGGCGAGTGGCACGGGCAGCGTTATGACGGCGTTATGAGAGAGATTGCATGCAATCACCTGGCTCAGGT